CCATGGCGTCGTTTTAAATCGTCTGGCAATGCTTGTTTCACATGCGGAGGAAGTCCGGGAATCAAGTTGGACAATTCGTACGAATTCAAGTATCCTAAATAGCCATATTCATCAGGTAGTCCTTGCAAATAAGGATTGGCTCCAAACTGTTTATATGCAAGTTGAGCTAACTCTTGTGGGCTTTGCCCTGTGCCTTTTCCGGGGGCATCATACGGTGTGTCTATAACTTTTTGCAATGTGCCAGGAAGCAATCCTTTGGCAAAACTTGACACTAAACCTTCGCCGATAATATCATTAATCTTCACGTCTGAATCTCCTTACGCCACGGGTAAATTTAGCAGGGTCCTGAGCACGAATGCTATTTAATAATCTACGCTCTAGTTCTGCTGCTTGTTCAGCATCGTAGTTTTCTTTGATGTAATTTATTAAATTTATAGCACCTTGAATAACATGCCCAGCACGACTTTCCACTAAATTTTCTCTGTCTTTGCTGACAGGCAAGTGAGCTAGTTCGTCAAGGATGCTACGGGTGCGTTTCTGCAAAATCTACTCCGTTATTAGATATTTATTGCAAATATCTAGAATAATATTGCACAATTTCAGGGAAAACAGATTTCCAGTTTTGACCTCTAGCTCGATCGTGCTTGGCAATTTCTGATAGCATTTTTCTTATTTTATCAGGGTTTTCCTTCCAGTCAGCGGGTAACATATTTCTTGTATTCTGGCCACTGATAGCATCAGCATACTCTTGGGTAATTGCATCTATGCCCAATAGTTCATGGTATGCCAGTTGTTGACTATGTTCCACTTTGTCTGTTACTCTATTTGTTGCAAAATTGTCAGCTATCCATTCAGCTACTTCTCCTGCATAAAATAAATTGAAATTACTTAGTGTTTCTTGAACTAAAAACATAACATTTACTGGCAAAGTTTCTCTCAACTGTAAAATGTTAGCACTAACCTGATTCCAATCACCTGGCCAGCGTAGATAGTTAAATCTTTTGTGTATTCCATCTATGCTAATAAAAAATTTTACCTGGTTAAATCTTTCTATAATTTCATAGTATTTTTCATTCACTGGTTGTGTGCCGTTTGTCTGAAAACCTACCAGCAGTTTTTTGTTGGCGTCAGGTACGATTTTGGACAGAGCCTCTGCCACTTTCCAATATGCTGTGCCCATCAAAGTTTCTCCCCCGCAAAACTGCACTTGTTCTAGATTAGACAAATCCATTGTATGCAGGGCTTCGATTACTTTATCTACATTTGAACTGTTGGTGTACACAGGTGCAGCAAAGTTATTTTGCTTCAAATACTGTTGCCAAAAAGTGCTGCTTTGTGGATCGCATATGGTGCAAGCCAAATTACAACTACGGTCAAAAAGAAAATCAATTCTTAAAGGCCCTGTTAAATTTCGTCGTTCTCCAAAATGTTGAAGCATTGATTGTCTAAAACTTTTGCCTCCGCCTGCTTCAATTTGTTGGCATTCCCAGCAGCCTGGATCCCATTTGTTTTTATCATTATGTGTTCTTAGAACAGAAAATTTCTTGTCATCCCATATCTTTTTGTCCATTGGTATCAATGGCGCTGTGCTCAAACAACAATGATTGATACCAAGGATATCGTTCCTGTCTTTAAAATTGATATTGATTCCGCCATGAATCATGGGGCAATATAGATCATTCATTCTGTTTTTGTTTTTAAACTGGCCAGCATGCTTTTAAGTTTTGTACTGTCAACTGTGGCTTGTACAGATTTCTGTAAATCAAATCCTGGCTTGGGTTTGGCAGCAATCATGGGACTACTTGTTGTTGCTGTAGTTTTAATTTGATCCATTATCTGGTTACTAGTACGGAATCCCATTCCGCCATTTTCACTTTGTGCATCCGGGCCAGGATCAGTAATACGCATGGTTTCGATGTTGTATTCTAAATCCACTTTCATGCCTACGCCTGTACTGCTTCGACTTTTCATACACTGTATTTGATAGCGACCACGCTCACGCATGGCTCTACTTGTAAAAATACCAAATACATTATCTGCTGTGTTAATTTTACTGATACCACCCGAGATATGACTGTGATCAAACTCTACTTCTTCTACTGCTGATCTATTCAATTGCGAAGCTGTGACCATCAACATACCTAATTCTTTGGCCAAATTGCGTAGTTCTTCACTGACATACTTGTCTTTCACAAACAAGTCGTTGGGACTGACTTTGGCACTAACCGGCATCAACAGATCCAAGTAGTCAATCATGATAAAGTCTACTTGTCGTCCTGTTTGAATTTGATATTCTTTGAGATAGGCTCGTATGTCATTGATATTGCTTTGTGCCGGCAAGCCTTTGACCTGATAGGTTCCAGCTTTCTTTCCTACCATTTTTACTTTGAGTGTGGTAGTATCAATATCCTTGCGTATGTCTTTCGTACTCATGTTGGATAACATGGCATCAGTACGCAAGCTGGTCAGTTCTTCACTGAGTTCCAGTGTAATATACACACCGTTTAATCCTGCTTGTAACCAGTTCAGAGCAATGTTCATCATGACCAAACTTTTACCCGAACCTGATCCACCGGCAAAGATGTTTAGTTCACCTCTGCTGAATCCCCCATATAACAGTTTATCAAGACTAGGCCAACCTGTGCTTACTTGTCCGCCTGAATTAAAATATCGGTTAATACGAGTTGCTGGATCAGCAAAATAGTCTGTGCCCATGTCTTTGGTAAGACTGATTTGCACAGCATCTTTGATCAATTTTTCTACAGGATCAAACTCGCCTTGCTCGATCATGTCTGCAGCCTGAAGAATGGCTCGTTCTAGTCCTTGCTTGCGACTAAAGCTTTCAAATTCAGTCAGAAACCACTCGTAATGTCCATCCTTAAGTTCCGGAACTTCTCTAAGTTCTATGCCAGTTGCAGCCTGTATCTGTTCTCTGGCGGGTAATGTTTTATGATCGTCGCTGTGTTTTTTAATAAACTTTGCAGCCTCTCTTAGACTGCGATCAAAATTTTCTGCATTATAAATGTTCTGCACACGCACGTAGGTTTCTGCGTCTTGCAGCATCATTTCTAAGAATAATTTTTGAACTTCAATGTTATAAGTTTTCATCATCGTTAGTAAAAATAATTAGTGCTCTTTTTTCTGTTAATCCATTTTTTAAAAAATTATCGCTGCAATGTAACAATTTTCTGTCCCAAAAAATAACAGATCCTGCATACCATTTGTATGCAGCACATAAACTTAGATATTCCAATTCATTTTCTGTTACATGACTACACAGTGTTTTATAAAGGTATTTTGCATTGTTTTCTAATTTTTTATTTTTTTCAATAAAATCTGGAAAATTAGTTAAACATTCTTCATTAAAAATAACTGTATGAGTATTTTGCGTAAGTAATGGAATTAGAAAGGCACCTTTTGGTTTTTGATCGCCTTTTAAATAATCTGTGTGTATGTTCCACGGAATTTCTGCTTTTAAAAGCATGCCTACTGTAGTATTAATTTTTTCATTTAAAAGTTGTTCAAGTTTTTTTATCACTCTATTTTTAATATAAGGGAATATTAAATCAGTGGGAACAAAACCATTGAGATAATTTCCTGCATTAAAAGTGTTTGGCAGTTTGTCGAGTGAATTACTTATTTCTTGTATTTCGTTCATCGAAAACACATCTAAAAATTGATTAGCTTTAGTCATATTTTGGACAATTGTATATGCAATGTATTGGTTTTTCTTTTTCTAGTGTGTCGTAAAAATTTTGTGTATTAGCTAAAACTTCTGTTAGAGTAGTTTTACTTATATCATACTTTTCTCTATTTTTGTAAAACTCAGTTTTAAAGTAAAAATTATGATTTCCTGTATAACAACAAGGCATGTAATATCCATCTGCTGATATAAAATGATCTTGATTTAAGTTTTTACATCTAGGAGAAATTTCCTCAGCTCTTATGTTTTCAACAAATTTTATTTCTCTATCATTGCCGGCAATAAAGCTATCGCTGGGTCTAAGTGGATCATTTAATGAATCCCATCTAGAACTTTTAAGTATTACAAATTCGTTCATGCCAAGGTCTTTGCTTAACTGTTCTGCTTCTTTAATACAATCAATGTTATAAGCAAAAGGTATAAACTGCCATATAGTATACGCTTTTTTAGCGACTACTTCAATAGCTGTTTTAATACTAGGCCAGTCGGCATTTATTCTATATTTGGTAAAGTTTTCAGGTACTCCGTCTATAGCAAATATTATTTGATCTGTGTAATCCAAATAAGATACAAGTTCTTGCCACCAGCTCTTGGTTTTGTAACTACCGTTAGTATGTAAACTTATATAAGCACCTTGTTCTTTAATCCATTTGATTAGTTCAATTAAATTATTATAGTAGATGGGATCTCCGTAATCTCCCGCTAATGTAAAAATTTTATTTTTTATTTCAATGTTTAAAAAACTTTTTAGATGATTTAAATTTAATTGCTTATTCTTCCATCGTGAAGGAAACTTCTCAATAAATTTTGTTCTTGAACATCTTGGGCACTTTAGTGTACAGATGTTTGTAGGCTCAATATGAAATCCTTTTAAATTATCAAGCATATAACTTCTTCTTCTTTAATTCAATTTTAAGTCTGCTGGTTTCTCTAGCATCAAGAATACTCTTTACTACAAATAATTTTCCGTATTTGATAACAGCTTCGTTGATATCTTTACATGTCTCCTGCCACACAGGAAAACTAACAGTCCATCCTGCTTCTATAGCACGATCAACTAGTTTTCGACCTGCCCGGTCTGTGTCTGGTACTACAATAACTTCTCGCTGTAGTCTATCTATTTGTTCAATTTGTGTGTCTGATATTTCAGACCCACTGAGTGCTACCCCATCTATACTCATGGCATCAAATGGCCCTTCGCATACTATGACAAATTTCCAATCTGGTTGTTGTTGATCCAAATTAAACACAAAGTCTGCGGGATGACTTGACCAATACTTGGGTTTAATTCCATCTGCTATTGCTCTACTGGTATAACCCACTATCTCGCCGCGATAGTAATAAGGAATTACAATTCTGCGATGTAGATTATATGCTTCTTCGGGAGTCCAGAAGAAATTGTACTTATTTGGGTCTAATGCTCTACGATGCACATATTCTATTGCTGCTAACAATTCTGCAGGTACATTATTATAGTCACCAATGCTATAAAAATTAGCCAGTTCAACTACATTTCGTGCTTGTTCAGGTAGTGATCTAGCTTCATACGCAATCTCTTGGTCAGGTTCTTGAGCCAGTTCTTCAGGTGCAACTAATTCTCGTAATCTAACTGCATCAATAACTAGCCTACGAACAGTTAGATCATCTGCGCCCAACCACCCAAGTAATTTTCTGAACTTGAAAGTTAAGTGCCTGCCGGGAACAAAACTGGCCTTATATTGGCAGTTGAAGCAATGGTACGATATAGTACCTGCGTTGGTTTTAATACCGCCTCTGCCTCTTGTGTCAGCTGATTCACCATTGTGCGGGCAGCATACAGCATTAAATGATATCCAGCCATTCTGACCCGTTTTACGGCGTGCAGGCAACAATTGCAATACTGATTGCTGGATAGAATCTAACATCGTGTTATTATATACTAAACTTTTAGTTTAGCCAAACGCAATGAAGTCAAAATTTGAATATACATCCAACCAATGTCAAATTCAAACCAGCGACGACTTAATCTTGCACTGGCTGGATCCAGATGGTGATTGTTGTGTAATTCTTCTCCGCCGACGATGACACCCCATGGACTAATGTTTCTGCTTTGATCTCGTGTTTCACCATTGCGGTATCCCCACCAATGACCAATACCGTTAATTACTCCGGCCGCCCATAGTGGAATCCATAACATTTGAACTAACCATATTATGGCGCCCACCCAGCCAAATACGACGAGGTCGAGCACAAGGCAAAGGCCAATGCCAAGTCCACTGTGAGGCGTGTATACATGGCGCTCGATCCAATCATCAGGAGTGCCGCGACCGTAAGTATTGACCATTTCCGTATCTTTGCTTGCCGCATGGTACAACAATGCTCCTTTAAATAGTACTTGCCCAATACCGTACACATGAGGTGTATGCGGATCGCCGGGCTCGTCACTGAATCTATGATGCTTGCGATGTATGGCTACCCATTGTCGAGTAACCATGCCAGTTGTGAGCCATAACCAGGCTCGCATAAAGTGTGCGATCACAGGATGGAACTCTACCGCACGATGTGCTTGACTGCGATGTAGATACAATGTGACACACACAATAGTGATGTGTGTGAGTATTAAGGCGTATAATATGGTCATACTGTACTTATTGCTTTATATTGACCTTACAAATGTTATGCTTTTATACGCCGAATCTTGCTCGGTCTGCTGCAAAATTTTGTGCAACTTGTTCTGCCGATAGAGCTATATTATAAAGTTGAGCTATCGCTATGTTTCCATTGAAAAATCTACCACCAAGATCATCTTGACCAATTTTTATATCGTCCAGGGTGGTGCTGGCATGAGATACAGTATTGGTGGCAGAGGTGATTCCACTGGATTGACACAGATATGCTGTTGCTGCTGTGCTGGTAACGGAAACTGCAACCATACACCAGGTTAAATCTGGTATGACTAATCCACTATCCCAGGTATAGGTATTAGCAGCATTATTCCAAGTATATGAAATTTTATTAGTTATACCAAAAAACGATATGCCAGTAGCAGTTGCACTTCTAGAATATATGATACCGTCAAAATCGTCCTGGGATCCGTTTCGTCTCATCCAGATTACAAATGTCGCCGCTGTGGCTGTGATAGAACCCGAACATTGAACGAAATCATTAGTGCCGTCAAACACAATAGACCCACCATCTGCACTAGTATAAGTTGGACCACCCGTTAATGTTCCATTGCGGCTATTACCACTCAAATCAGTCCAAGCGGTTCCTGAACCTGGATAACTAGAAGCATTACCTGCATCTAAAAACATTGAGAGATTGGTAGTTACGATGCCAGGAAGATCAACTACATAAGTGCCTGTGAGTGTTACGCCTTGGATGATCATGATATTTAAACGCCACCGATGATTAACATTTTATACCAATCTTTCTACAGTAAGAACATTATCGCTATAACTTGATCCTGTCATGGCTGTAATCCTATAGGCATTGGTGCCAGGCAATGACACTAATACATTATACATATCACCTGCTACTCCACTGGGGTTGCCAATACTGGTCCAGCCAAATGACAAGTTAGCCAATGTTGTAGATGAACTTCCACCCGTAGTCGAGCCACCTGTGCCATCTTGGAATGTGTAGGTGTAAAGTATAGAAACATTACCGTTTAAAGCTGCCAACTGTAGTTGATTGGCACTGGGTCCACCGGTATTTAACCACTGTGCTGTGATGCTGTCTATGCTTACTGCGGTATTCTGTGCTACAAACCCGCCAGTCTTGACTGGGACGTTACTCTTAGTGCCGATGATAGTCAAGTTGCCGCCAACGGTGACGTTACCAGTATATGCAGCTGTGGTGCCTAAGGCATTACCAACGAAGTAACCTGAACTTGATGTTGTTATGTTACCTGGGAATGAGACATTACCGTAGATATCAAATGTTGTTGTGTAGACATTGGCGATAATACGTGTGTTAGCTTCAGTGCCTACTAGGTTACCAACTGTGGCATTACCTGAGACTGACAATGTTGCTAATGTGCCAATTTGAGTAATACCTGTCGTGCCTGTGTAAGTGGGTAGGAAGGCAGCCACGTTGGCATTGCCATAATTACCACCGCCACCAAATGCCGCAGTAGTTTGTTGCGTTCCGTCTGAGAATGTTAATGCT